TTATAGCACAATAACAGCCTTATCACCATCAACGTACTTGCCATCAGAACCTCCGCCGACAATCAAATACTTGTCTTGACGTCCAAACACTGTCCAAGTTGAGCCTTTTGGCAAATGCTTAATTCCTGCTGCACCCGCTTTAGGTTCGTTTTGTGTATAAGCATCGTCAGCAACTATCTTGCACTTTGCGTGTGCGTTGTCGTTTACTGCAAGTGGATTAATCTTAGTTAAACCATCTGCTTGACTTGCCCACTGTGTATTGGTACCAAGTTTAACGGCACCACCTTTAGCTTGCCAAATAATGAAGTCACCATACTTACGTACAGCATCAGCTCCATTTTCTTTTGTTACAAATGCCAATTCTGAACTTGTGTAAAGATTAATTCCACCTTCACGATTAATTCTAAACATACCAAGTTGATTCCATTTTACTTCTGGATGCCATGCCATTTCTTCATCTACCTCCGTTAAACTACTATTATTTGTAGTTGCTATCAATTTATTCCAAGTGGCTTTGTCTCCATAGAACACACTTATATCAATTTTTCCAGAATGTCCTGAAATATGACCATTTCCAGTCCATTGATGAAGTGTAATAGTATCCCAATATTTAGTACTACCAATCATATCAGGATTTTGAAAACCATAAGTTGGAGCACTTACATTATATTGAGCAACCCAAAGCGGATACTTCTTTGCAGCAAAGCTCCAGTCTTGTGAGTTTTCTGTAGATAGTGCAATGTACAGCCCTAAAGGTTTGCCAGCCTTAGCGCTTCCTTTTTCAAGAATTTCACGAGCTATCCTGGTTCCACTGTGTTTGATAGGCTTTGGCCCATTTTCTGAAGTGTAATCTTCATAATCTACAAACAGCACTGCCTTATCTTTATAGCTCCCAATTGCATTGAAAAAGGCATTAACCTGAGCTGTCGTATCAGCTTCAGTAGCCCAGTGATACAAACCTAAGCACTTGCCTTGAGCTAATGTTTGGTCAGCCCACGTCTTCCAGTAAGGATTGACAACTGATGTACCTTCCGTAACTTTAATTATTACGATATCAGCACCAGTTGCTGCAATGTTGATGTCATCTTGATAAGGACTAGCAATATCAATTGCATTTAAAACCATAAGCTACCTCTTTTCTTAAAGATGTAAGTCGTCTAATCTATCGTCATCGTCTTGCTTGGTTATAGTTATACCTTTAATAGGTGCGCTTTTAATTGCAGAAGCATCAATATAACTTGATTGAGAGATGCTCTTTTTTTCTGCAACAGCTTTTTCAACAGCACCTTTTGCGCTTGCTTCTGTAATAGGTACTCCAGCTTTCTTGGCTTGTTCAACAACTGCTTGAGTTGCGTTAACTTGCTTTTGAGCATTGCTAATCTCTTTAGTAGCCTGAAGACTAACAGCCCATTCTGCAATATCATCAACAATTTGAAACTTTTCAGCCATTTTAGGATCTTTAACTTTTAGATAGTCGAAAAAGCTTTTAATAATCCATGCTACAACGAATAATACAAATAAATAATCATTAATTTTCATTATTTACACCTCCTACATTCCCATTTGTAGTAATAGTTGGTAACTGTCCAGTTGAAAAATAGTTAAGCCAGCGCTCAACTTCTGATCTCAATGCTTCAGGAACCTCTGCAAGTGCCATTTTTTCGTCTTGGATTAAAGTCACATAATTCATAGTCATAATTGATGGTTTCATAGTTTTTACTTCTTTCTTAATAATTTAATTTGATTTTTTAGTCGAACATTTTCACTCATAAGTTCAAGAATTTGTTTTCTCAAGCTATCATTTTCTTGTCGTGTACGTTCGTTTTCACGCTGTAAGATGTTTAAGTTATCTTTTAGTATGTCATGAGTACTTTTTTTACTTGCGAGAATATAAGTAAAAATACTTGGGGCTATCATACCTATTATCTGCATGAGTTGAGTATATCGCATCACCTCACTTCCTACTTTCTATTTAGTGTCAGAATGCCTTGCTACATACATAATGACAGCAATTAGTGCAACGTCTGTGATAACATTTGTAAAAATTCTTGGATAATGCATAAAAAATGCATGACCAAGTTCTACAAAAGCCAAAAGGGTCATAAATGCTGTCGCAAGTGTCAAAAATATTTGGTTTGTTTTTGGATTCTGCTCTTTACTAATACTCCATAAGACAATTCCGCAACCTAATGCTGTGCCAAAAAAGCCAACTGCATCATCATTAAGTATAGAACTCATATTTGGAGGCCAGAAAAAATAGCCCTTATTAAGCCACAATTCAAGACCGATAAGAGCTATAGCACCACCAATAATGATATGGAGTGTGTTAGTTTTGAGTCGCTGTTTGAGAAACTTCAACATAGTCATCTCCAGTCAGTGCTTTATATTGTTCTTTAGTGATTTGATGCAACTCTACAAAGGTTGCAACCTTTGCCTTGTCGTAAACCCCAACATTGTAGCAGTAGCTAACTGTTTTAAACATTAATAAATTAAATGTTTGATAAAAATTCATTAGTTTTGACCTCCTTCACTAGTAGTACTTGCACCTGGTATGAGTTTAGATGAAATTATTGACATCATTGAAGTTAGATTACCCATGTTGGCATTTAATCCATCAAGTGTCTTAGTGATTTGTGCGTTTTCTTTAGTATTTTCTTGGTTTTGAGTTTGAATTGTTGTAACTGACTTAGTTAGTGCTTGTACATCATCAGCAACTGCAGCAATCTTAGCATTAAGAGTTGCTGAGTCAACTTCTACCCACTTAATATTTGTCCAATCGAAAACTGGATTCTTAATTGAAGCATCAGGTGGAGTAACAATTATTGGATATAAATTATTTTCAATTTTTTGTTCAGTAATGAATGTTTGAAAAGTAATATCACCACCACGAGTAGCAGTGCTTATGTAATAGTGATACATCCCATCTGCTTGCTTAACATTTGTATCTTTAATTTCTGTTGTTTGTTCTTCAGCCATTTCATTGGCTCCTTTCTTTAAACTTATCTACCAGTATGGAAACTACCATCATCGTATATACCAAACTGACCACGACGTTTGCCAAATGGAGAGTACGATACATATTGGTCAGTACCACCCCAATAATTTTGAATGTTACCTTCTTTAACAAGTAAGTTAGCTTTAATGACAACTTCTTTACTACCCACAGAAATTTTAGATAGTAAGTTAGCCATTTGGCCTTGTAAAACTGCAAGCTGTGTTTCAAGGCTTGAACATCTGCTTTCTAAGGTCTTACAACTTGTTTGAAGATTATCACACCTCATTCTTAAGCTGAGTACTTCAGACTTGTTAGAGTCACTTTCTTCTTTTAAATTATTGGTTTTATTGTCAATTTGAGACTTGTTGTAGTAATTAGTTAAATCACTTTTCCATGCAATGTCTTCATGCCAAACAGGTGCTTTACCTCCGTTAGAAGTTCTACCTCCAGAAAAACGAACTTGAGGACTAAATTGGGAAACTGTCATTGTTGCTCTAACGTCTTTAGTTCCGAAAATAAGCCCTGTCGCCCAATTTCCTAAAAGATTAGTCCAACCTGCTAAATCACCCCTGGTTGAAAAGACTCTTAAATGCCCACCATCTGTCCAACCCCAAGTATCGCCTAACATATCTTGATAAGTTTTATCAGATGCTAGCCAATCTGTTAGTGCAATATTTTCATCTAAATTAACAATATTTTTATCAGCATATTTAGTTGGTAACCAACTAATTAAACCCTTAATAATAGCACTATCTACTAGCCAAGCATCCCCATAACTATAGGTCTTTTTATCAGAGGGTTCAGTATTATTGTTATAGTCATAAGTTTTAACAACTGTTTGCTTAGGCAAAGTAACATTCCCTGAAGCATCAGGCTGTTGACCTTGAACGGTCTTCACCTTAGCTGCATTTGCCACTTTATTATCAATAACTGCCTTAGTATAAGTATCAACTTGTACGTTGCCACTAGCATCTGGAGTTACGCCATTTACTGATTTAACAAAAGAAGCCCAATTAATATCATGCAAATTATTTTGAAGTTGAGTTACCTTATCTTGAATAGCTGATACCAATTGGTTTAGATTTGGAATCTTGTTCTTATTCAAATTATCAATTACAGCTTGTAAGCTATTAATATTTGTTTGAATAGTTGCTAACTCTGATTTAGCAGTATTTCTAATCTGACTCCATTCATTTCCGATAGCTTTAAAATTACTATCAGCAGTAGATTGAATTGAACTTTGCTGATTATTAGCAGTGCTTTGAATTGATTTCTTTTGAGTATTCCATTCTCCGTTAATACGGTCTTTATCTTGATTCCACTCTGTATCAATTCTTTTCTTATCTTGGCTCCAACCATTATCACGATTTGCTTCAGCTTGTTTATAAGCATTAGCACGACCTTGTTCGGCTAGTTGATAGGCATTGCCTAATTCAGTAAGCTTCTGGTTCATTTGGTCTTGTGTGGTTTTCAACTGTTGTTTAAGTTGACCGTCTGCATTATCTACAAGAGTTTGCATTTGACTACGCAACTGATCCAATTGAGTGATGTAGTTAGTGTTATAGATTGAGGCATTAGCTGCATCTTTTACTTTCAAATTGAAGTTTTGTGTTGAGTCAACTACTGTTCCTGAAGCGTCCGCAATTTCAAACCATGCTTCTCCTGTCGCTGCATAGCACTGACTATGAAGTGTGTAACTAATAGATCCATTTCTGGCATCTATTATTTGAACGTTGGTATCAACTACGTACTTATCTGAGTCTTTATGTTCGTTAAAAGTAACTTTTTTGTTAGTTAAGTCATAAGGACTATTATCTTCATTTATAAAAATAGCAGTAATCGTTAAGCCTTTTTCAGACTGCCTGATTACTGCATCTTGCAAGTTAGTTAACTTTTTGTTTGTGACCAGTGTTAGATTTTGTAGACTCATTATTATCGCCTCCTTTCAATTTATCTCTCATGTCTAACTCATGCTGCAAATCTTTTATTTTTTCTTCGCATTTAGCAAGAACAACCTGCTGTCTTAAAGAAATATTTTCAAGCCGAGTTATTTCAGCCATTGCAGCATTAAGTACATCATCGCTTGTAATATTTAAGTCCATTAAAGCACCCCGCATTTTTCCATAACTCGATAAAGTTGGGAACCATTTATAGTAGTTCCACCAACTTTTATACTATCTACAGTCATTGCCGACGCATTGCCTTCATTATCAGAAACAGAAAAGCCATATTCTCCCGATAAAACAGTATAGTAACGCTGATGGATATTTATGATACTATCAGCAGTTATTTGAGTACCTTTCAATATAACCCCTGTAATAGTTCCACCGCTTATACTTTCCGCAACAAGTCGACCTTGACTATCTATAGCAGTTCTTAGAGTACCATCAGCACCAGTATAGCCTAACCCATTTCCGTTAAAAGTCATGTACCCACCAGAAGCACTACTTGCACGCAATTCAGTCGGATTCTGCCAATTTGGATAGGCTGTAATAACACCTGAACCTCCACTAGTTATCCAACTTTGTACATCAGTTACTTGATTGTTAATAGCTTCAATTCGATCTTTAAGTTGGTCATAGTTATCATTAAGAACTTGACTTTCAACCTTTAAATCCTCACCAATTTTTAAAATCGATGCTTTTTGAGCATCACCTTGTAATTTCAATGCCTGATTCATTTGTCCAAACAAATGGTTAGATTTTTTCTCAACTGTTGCAAGTTGTTTAGTGGTCTCATGTTGCATTTGTCCAAGTAAATGTTCATAAGTTAGAGGTAACTGTCCTATAGTTACACTTATATTCTGATCAAGCAAAACATCGTAAGTTATGGAGTTAACCATTGCTTTGTCTAAGATATTAAGGTCATCTACTTGTATTCCAACATAATCATAAAGATCTACTTGTCTAAGCTGTGAAAATTCATCTTCAATGTTTGGATATTCAACCGTCAATGAGTAATTTGGTCTACCAATTCGATATTCTCGCATATACTGCTCTGCTACTGTCTTAAGCTTGTCTTTATCATTTCCAACATTATAGCTAGATAGATCAACAGCTTGTACTCTTAAAGCTTCTTGACCAGTTGCGTATTGAGAAATTAAAACTGGAGGATCTAACATTAAGGTTTGAGTTTCAACTTGGGCATCAGCGTCATTAGCTCCACCGATTCCAACATCACTTGCAGAACTAAAATCAAAGTAAGCTGCATCTACCCAACCACCAGAATCAAGTCTATAAAAAGTATGACCATTAGAATCAGATTGACCCGTTATCTTTACTTGATCTCCTGTAGTTAAGTATTTGCCAGAAGCATTAGTACCATCAGGAGAATTGTAAATTGCTATTTTTCCTGATGATTGGATAATTGCTTTTCTTGCCGTATCTTCATCAACTGCAACTGAACCACTTTGAGTGAAGTCAATATTGTCATCACCCTTAACCCAGAAATTAGGGGCTATTTCATACCAACTCGAACCATTATTTGCTTTAGATACACTGGTTATTTTATGGAAACTTCCTGCTGCTAATTTATCGCTTCTTAGTGCTTCTCCAGATGGTCCATAAGCTGAAACAGCATTTGCAGTCTTAACGTGGAGAATTCCAGTTACTGGAGTTGTAACGTAGTCACTAGATTTAGTTATAGAAAAGTACTCCTCAGGTATCCATTGATTGTCATTACCAATGCAGTACCATTTACGACCATACTCATCATAACCAATTTTCCAAATCTTATATTGAACACCGTTTTCAACGTACTGCTCCATTGGTCTGTGTCCAGTTAGTGGTGAAGACCATAGCCGAACTCTACCAAGCCCAGCATAAACAACAGTACCAACACCCCGATAATCTGAAACAATGCCTCTATTATTATCTGTATCAGAAGTAATCTTTATTGTTCCTTGGCCTGTTGTAGAGTTAATAACATAGTTGCCACTTTTATCGAACGTGAAAAAGTGTTCATCAATCCATTGACCATCACCAATCTTATACCAAGTATTGCCATTACATGTATTGTCTTCAGCTTTAGCAGTAACTTGATAATAAGCACCATTCTGAACGTGACCAACTACCTTATTGCCTTTATTCGGGCTATCGTATACTTCTGCACCACCAGTTCCAAGATATTGAACTGTACCTTTTCCATCCATAGCAGTGCCATCAACCAAAGTAGTATTAGGTGTATAGCTAGCGTACGGCATAATTGCATTGTAAGTGGAGTCGGTCGTATGATCTTCAACCGCTGAAAGCATATTCCGACCATACTTGATAATTATTCCTGAGTCTTCCCCTGCATGCTTTAATAACGACCAGTGGTAATTATTAAATTTCCACTGACCGTTGTAGATTGCTTGTATGGTTTGAACAACTGTATCACCTGCCTGGTCATCCCCAAGAAAAATGCTATTAGCATTCTCCACTTCATTGAACTGCCAAGCAACATTAGCAACTTTCTGTATATCAGTAGAAAACTGATAATCTGCAAGATTTGAACCATACGCAAGTGAACCCATAACTGCTTTAAAAGTATCTTTAGGCGTAGCATTGGCAATTGAAATATTCTTATAAATTGGCATCATTGAGAGGTCACCAGCAATGTGATTAGCAGTAACTGAGATACTCATTGAACCAACGTCTTTTGAAACGTTTATGATACGAAACTTCTGGTTCTGTTCTTCAGAACTCTTACCCATAGCACAAACAATCACACGACCACTGACTAACTCGTCTGCAAGAGGAGCATCAGCCTTGTAACTCATTGTAAGCTGTGGAATTTGGTTAGCATTTCGCACAACTTGCATTGATGTTGCACCCGTAAGAACCCCAAGTCCCAAAGTATCAGTGCTATCACTTGCGACTGTATGTAAAGTTGCTTTAACTTTCATAACTTTCGCCTCCATTTTGCTTGATACTCGAACTTACTATATTTTCCTGAAAGGCTAATCTTATTTACTCCAGATGCTAACTCTGGAAAGTCATTATTTGGAAAAATAGCACAATTAGCACGGTTTTGTGTCTTACTCTTGTATACTAAGCAGTTCTCACTGTCGATATAGACTTCATCGTCAATATTTGTCAGCTTGTACTGCAATCCATTAACAGTTAGCGTAAAATCTCCACTACCAACAATGTGAAAGGTTGGCTGTGAGGAGTACCGTTCATGGTTAATGACCGTTTGTGGTACATCCCTCCAAAGTAAGCCATCATACTGCATTACAAATGGTTTCACTGTTAATGTGAAATTCACTTTAGCCAGTATGCTATTACTAATCGAGATGGTTGGTGGTTCTGCAACATAACCAATAAATCTATAAGGTTCTAGCATAGATAACTGCCATTCTTCGTACGAAGTTGGTTCTTTATCTTGAGGTTGAAGCCAGTCGCAGAACTCCATAAACCACTCTGTCCAATCTTTATAGCCTTTAGGAAACTCCACCAACATATTGATAGGTTGTTGTATGTTTCCATAATTTGTTGCATCCATTAAAAAATCACCGTTAACACCAGAAACTGATGTTGCGGTGATATTTCTTTTAGGTTGAACAATATTCAATGGATAAGTAATTCTTGCACCAAAGTCTTCAGAACTTCGGCCACGATAAACAAGCTTAACGTAATTCACTAATATTCAACCTCCTATTCAATACTGCAGTAGCTAAATCTTTTCTCATATATTTTGAAAGTCCATCAGCTACTTTCTTACCATCAAGATTAATTGTGTTTTCAATTGTTGTTTCTGATGTAGCCCAAATTGTTAATAAATTGGCAATGGTATCCAAAGTTTCTGAAATGTGGCTTAGACTTGCGCTGTCAGCAACTACTGAAGTATCTGGTTGGTCTCTTGCAGCAAGCATTGCAGCAGTTTGGCCAAGAAGTTGGTAACTTCTAGCACTTTTCATTGCTGAAAGTGGAATTGCCATTTCAGGACCATCTTCACCAAAAATTGAAGGAGTCGTCGCAATTCCGCCATCTGCATAACCGTGACCATGACCAATAACAGCCAACATTGAACTACCATATCGACGTATAGCGTATCTAATAGCAGCAAGCATATTATCAAAACCATTGAAGATATTTCCATGACCTGGAAAAGCATTTGCTCTAAAAGTACCTGGTTTAGTTTGAAGTAGCCCAGTTGCATGCCCATCAGCCAAACCATCAGTACCACCAACAGCATGAGGATTACCACTTGACTCAGTTTGAATTTGACGAAGCCAAGCATTTACATAAGCTGCAGTTGTTGGTAAACCATTCATTTCAAGAGCTTTTTCAAGAGCTGAACGCCATCTTTCAACCCCAGAACCAGGTGGATTTTGAATTTGGTCGTCAACCTTCTTTAACATTGCTTCCCACTTAGCCTGAAAACCTACAACCATCTTGTGAACAACATCTTCACCAAATCTAACAAAGTTAGCATTGCCATGAAGTAAGCCACTAATTGCTGAATTTACTAAGTTAGTTAGAGCTTGCATAGGATTTTTCAACCATTTTTCTACCAGTTCAAACTTGTCCTTAACACCATTAAAGAACCCAGAAACAGCATTATAAGCACCATGTATGATACCTGATACCCAGCCACCACTAGCATAGTGTTCTAAGCCAGCTTGCTGCATTAAGCGCTTAGTTTCTCCAGCATTGTAGATATAATCACCTGGTTCAACAGGAATGACCTTGTCACGTTCATCGTACATTTCAAGAGAACCATCACGCCGTTGAACAAGTTCTCGGTAGTTTTCAGACTTTTCATCGTTAATGACTGCTAGTCGTCCATGCTTCTGTTCAATTTGGCCCCCTGTAGCAACATGGTGTAATGATCCAAAAGCATTTTTACCAGTAAAGAACTTCCAAGCAGAGTTAATTCCTCCAACCATACCGTTCACAATATCAATCACGCCATTAACACCTGAACGAGCTGAGTTCTTAATATTTCCCCAAATATCTCTAAAGAAACCAGAAATTGAATTCCAAATACTAGTCCAAGTATTCTTGATATTGTTAAGTACCGATTCGGTGGTTTTAGCAATACCAGAAATAATAGTATTGTGGCTATTTTTAAGACTGTTCCATTGCTTTCCAGCATTAGAAGAAATCTCGTTCCACCTATTTTGCCAATCCTTAGCCATTAACTTCAAGCCATCTCCGGCTGTTTGAAGCATAGACTTAAAAAGATTGTTGTGATTCTCTTTCATGTGTTTGCTGAAATCGCTGGAGCCTTTTTTGATATCGTCAAAGAAATTCTTGAAGTTTTCAGAAGAAACTGTTACAAACTTTTTAACATAACTCTTCAAGCCACTAGTCAGTGTAGACCATGTTTTCTTTAAGGACTTAGCTCCAGATTTGTATTGAGCTTTAACCTTATTCCAGTACCTTTTCCAAGTACTTTGAGTTTTCTTAGAAAAATTAGTTATAACTTTACGAAGTGCAGTAACACCTTTACTCCATGAAGACTTGACTTTAGACCAGCCTGATTTAGCCTTCTTACCTACAGTATTCCAGTAAGAGTCCCAACCATTTTTAGCTTTTTTAGCGAAATTATTCCAACCTTTGTTAAGTTTCTGAATACCTCTAGACCATGATTTTTGTAAAGATTTCCACGATTTTTCAGTATTCTTACCGACTTTCTTCCAGAAGCTTGACCAACTCTTCTGGATATCTTTCGAGCCTTTAGAAATTGCCTTTTTAAATTTAGGCATAGTCTTGTTCAAATAGTTGGTTGCATCTTTTCCAAATAATATATCTGATATGATGTTACCCCATTTTTTCTTCTTAAAATCATTAGCAACACCTTTCATGTTGGTGTTAAGATGATGACCAAGCTTCTTGGCCATGTTGCCAAAGAAATCAAGAGATTTGTGAACACCAAAACCTAACCATTGAACGAAGTTCTTAGGTTTATTTTTCTTACCTTCTGCTTGCCAGCCTTTGGTAAATTCGTTAACACCTTGACCGCCCCATTTACCAATTTGACCACCTATTGCACTACCTAATGCTGCACCTGCAGGTCCAAAAAACCAAAGTCCAATTCCTCCACCGATACCAGAACCAATTCCTTTACCAATATCAGCTGAGCGTTTGTCAGCATTGTGGATATCTTTAGTAAGACCTTGAAAAATTGAAGAGCCTGCATCTACTGCAACTCCTGCAGCTGCCAAACCAGTCGCAACTTTACCTGCAGTAGATAGTCCGCCAAAGCCAGCACTTATTTTGCCAAACCCAGTTGCACCTTTACCTCCAGCACTTCGCATTGATTGCAATGCACCAGAAAATATACCAGCATCCCCGGTTTGGGTAAAGAGACCTTTAGTAGCCGTTCCCAACTGTTTCAAATTTGATATAGAGTTTTCTACTGCTTCTGGTAGGCCTTTAACCCATTTGTAAGTATCATGGATAGCTGACCCGATGCCATAAATACCACGAGCAACAGCGGTTAGGCCTCTAATTGCTGCAATTGCAACAATTGCTTTGGCAATCATCTTAATAGCACCTTTATTCTTGGCCAAACCATCTAAAACGCCTCTTATTTGTTTCAAAGGGTCCTTAGATTTAGCAGCATTTTTTGAGGTTAAACCGAAAGCGTCGGCAATTGTAGACACTACACTTGCAAAAGTTTTCCATAAGTCTTTTCCAAGAGTAACAGCAATCTCAACAACATCACTAGCCATTGCTGAAATGTCTTTTTCATGTTTGCCAATATATTCAAGTATCTTAGTACCCCAGATAGCAACTTGAGCAATAGCTTTACCTAGATCCTTCGCACCCTGTTGAAGTGCAGGAGTTGCCATCAATTTAGACAACTGCTGAACAGCTTTATTTTGAACATCAAACATAGGTGCAGCAATTTGCTTTTGTAAATCTTGCCAGCGTGCCTGCATTTGCTTCATTGCACCAGCTTGTGTTTTGCCAAAATTGCTGTAGGCTTTACCACCATCTTGGCCTACTTTTTCAAGAAGCTCTTTAAATTGCTTAGTGGATAGCTTACCATTGCTAATCATTTGGCCGAAGGCTTGCTCAGACATCCCTGCTGCTTTGGCCATTGCAGAACCTAAACCTGGAGCTTGCTTAGACATACGGTTCCATTGACTCGAGGTTACTTTGGAGCCAGTCATCACACGTGCCATAGCTTGTGAGAAGCCAAGCATTTGCTCATTGGTCATCTTGGTATTGTCACCAATTACACCAACAGCACGTGACAGTTTCATTGCTTCTTCCGTATTACCATTTGTAGCACGGTTCATTGTCATTTGAAGTTGTGTAGCTGATTCACCAGTTAAATTGGTGTTAGCCTTCAACTCTTTCATTTGGTTAACTAATTCTTCTGTTTCTTTAGAAGATTTACCAAATCCTGACCATTGAGCCTTAATCTTTGCTCCAGCTTTTGAAACCTCAATCCCTGTTGAGATAATGCCTTTTAATCCACTTTCAACTGAGCTGAAAGCATTAGATGCTAGGTTCCCAAGAAAAGCACCAGAAAAGACCTTCTTGAAAATTCCTTGCGACTTTTCGCCCTCTTTGTTAACTCCTGCAAGCTTTGACTTCATTTTGTCAAAGACAGAAGGGTTAGCTTTTCTAATCTCAGAGTCAAGCTCAGACATCTTAGTCTTAGTTTTAGCTAAACTGGTTGCAGTTTCGTCAACACGTTGCTTCTGAATTCGGTATTTATCGCTAGCCTTGCCAGCAGAAGCCTCTATCTTTTCAAGTTCCTTAACTTGAACATCGTAAATCTTGTTCAACTGTTCGTAAGTTGACTTTAAACTTGAAAGTTTGGCTTTATTGGCTTCTGTAGCCTTGCCTTCTGCTTCAAGTCTATCAATGTAAGCCTTTGAAGAGCTGGATATCTTACGAAGTTCTGATTGAGCATCAGCTAAGCCAGATTTGTAATACTCTACAGAGTTCTTTGCTTTTTCTTGCTGATTACTTAAAGAATTAAGCTTACTTGTTGCAGAAGCAATTTGTCGCTCAGTTTTAGTGATTTGGTCTTGATAACTAGAAAAAGCATTCTTTCCAGCTTCAGTACTTCTATCTACTTCGCCTTGTGCCTTTTTCAATTCGGCTTGTTGGGCTTTCAAGCGCTCAATTACTTGCTTTTGCTTCTCAAGTGCATCAGAAACACCTTTAAATTTAGCTTCTGCAGCACCTAGCTTATCTCCTGCTTGTTTTAGCTCAATAGCTTGAGTTTTCCAAGCACTTGAAACTTGTGTGATTTCATTCTTTAAATCTTTTAAGCTAGTGACGGCACTAGTATTTTCCATACCGACACGATAGCTGAATTTTCCTTCAGGTGTACTACCCATGTTTTGCCGCCTTTCCTACTGCTAGTTGCTTTGCAATATACTCTGCTGCTGAAATTCTATCTTCAGGAGGTACAGCATTCATTACCTTATTCCATTCAAAGATATCTGTGTTCTGGATCTGCTCAAGTGATAAGTGGCCGTTAATAATAGCTGACTTTTCGCTGTAATGAAGATCATCGAGAGCTTTTTGAAGCTTTCTTATTTTTTGGTCGATTGGTACTTTTTAAATCAGCCTCATCAGGCTCAATATCCTCCGTTCCAAGGATTTTGTGACAGAGCAAAGTAGCTGTGTCTTGCAAGTCATCAACATCAGCTTCTTCAAGCTTTTTCTTTTCGCTTGCTTTTAATCCTAGAACTTGAGTAATAAATTCAGCAGCATATTGAACTGGAGCAATTTTTGCCTTTCGTTCGTTCTCTGCTTGAATCATTTGAATAGTAAGCCCTAAGATTTGTGCACGTTGTTCTAAACTAATATCCAAATCTTCTAGCATTTCCTTTGAAACATCTAAATGAGTGTTGTACTTCTTTTCAATTCGTTCAAAGGTTTTTAAATCTTCTGCCTTTTCACCAGAAAGTGAAGTTAAGATACCAGCATCCCTCACAAGTTCAATCTCTTTATTTTTCCCATCATTAAAAGCTTCCAAATTCTTCTTTTGAAATTCAGTAGCTCTTTCAACATTAGAAAAAGATTGAGATAGTTGATACTCTTTCTTCAAACCGATTTTTGAAGCATCAAAATCAAATTTAGCCATAATATCCTTTCTATTCCACCAACCCACCCTGCACATCTACTGATGTTTTTATGCCTGTTGTTCTGGATGTACTGTAGGACCAGCAGGCTTTATTTCCTTAGCTTGATGTGATTGTATACCACTATTTACTCGCTGCAGCACCCGGTACTCCAGGTGCAGCTATAGCTGTATAGCCTTGGAAAATGTGAGTAAGCATAGCTTCTTCTGTGAAACCTGCTTCACCTGATGAGAAGAATTGATAAAGCAAGTCGTCTGCTGGTCTTGCTTGTGCTGCAAACTGGAACACATCATGAACTAATACTTCATTTTGGTTATTAGTTTGCCAGTTCATACCACCTGATTGCGTAACAGTACCAAATGGAAATGCCCAATAGAATTTATTTTCACCTAAGTGAGTAACACCAACAAGGGCCGCGTTAACAAGTTTGTTCCGCTTAACTGCATAACCTTTATTAGTATCATCATGACCAGCACCTAAAAGAGCTGCAGTAATTTTAATTGGTAAATCATTAGCACCAAATGTAGCAGTAGGTGCAGCAACACCAACAGAACTTTCAGTTCGTAAGTCAGAACCGTAGATTGCTTGTGCTGCTGGAGAAATGTTTTGAATATTGAATTGAGTAGCACCCTTTGAAGTGCTAGCGTTTGCATAGAATAAGCCATTCTTATTGAAAGCCTTGTTGTCAGTCTTAATCTTGCCAGTATCGTCAGTTAAGGCAATGATGAAACTGTCAAAACCTGTGATTTGCATTAGAAATCATTCCTTTCTGTTCTTTCAAAGTAGTAAATTTTTACAAGTTGCTCTGTTGTAGGGTCAACTGTGTGAGCTCTTGAAAGCCTAATTCGCCACTTTTTTGATAAAAAAATAGACTCAACCTGTCGTTCGATTGAATCTATATCTACATTTTCTTTTGTTGAAAAAAATATTTGAAACTCAACTGCTTGATTGCGGTCTTGAAATTTATCAGAACCATAATTTGTTAAGTCTTCGGTAACTTCGGTAAGTAAAACAGTAGTGCTGTCACTAGCATCCTGTGTCTCTGGAGGTACACGGTATAAGCAAATATTGTCAATCCCATCAATGCTTGCGTTTCTCAGCAATTCGCCTGCTTCAACTACTGGTAGTCTAGTCGTGCTCATTGTTTATAACCTCCGCCAATTTAGAACTCATAGCATCAGCAATCTTACCTGCTGCTTTCTGTTGAGCTCGTTGAACAAAATGAAGGTTCGCCATTTGCTTGGGCGACATTTTCATGACCCCATCATTTACCCAACCTAAAAGAGCTATATCATCTTCTTTATTCCAGCCGATATCAGTATCACCTGTTTTGATATTGTCGACAGTATAGCCTTCTTTGTAGGTAATTCCGTCACGTAAGTGATGGTCGTGTAAGCCATTTTTACCAGCGCCAATTTTTTTAGCTTTGTTATAGTCTAAATTTGAGACTGGTGTTTCATCTTTTAAGACTTCGGCATAAGCCTTAGCGCCTGCACCAGTAACTTGTGCTTTCTGTTCTGCCGTCAAATTGACTTTTGAAGCAACCTGTTCATAAAAGTCCTTTAAAACATCATCTAGATCATTCATGACCAGCACCTCGTTTGCTTTCTTTAATTGTGACCAAATCGTAAGTTACATATGAGTCTTCATCTAATGAAACATCGAGAATATCATATGTAACACTATCAATTTGAACACAAGTACATGATTGTAACTTATGAGAGTTCTCCTTTCCGTGTTGGATCTTGATAACTCTTGAATTTTCAAACGAAGTACCAATCAATTCATATTGTTGTGACCTAGTTTGTTTTACATTTGAAAAATGAACCTTAAAAGCAGGTTTAAATACTCGATTAGTCATCCCCGATAAAGCTTGTGAAGTTCCATAACTTCCAAACGTGCAAACCTTTTGCATTAAGTAAGGCTGTACAGCATTAACGTAACCAACCATTTGAACCAACCTTCCCTTTAAGATGTGATAGCATCATCCGCAAGCCAATCGATGTACCATTTGCAAGGGTTCGGTCGTAGAACATTTGAGTTGCCAAAGTTTTAACGGCTCGGACAAACATCCCATCTTGAAGCATTTCATTAGTATCGGCTTTAGAATCAATTGAATCTTTGACAAACGATAGACTATCTTCAACCAAAGCGTTCAAGGTAGATTGATTTTCTTCGGTATCATCTAAATTCAGTTCTTGCAGTAGTTGAGTCTTTAACTCATCTAAGGTCATATCTACCACACCTTTCTAGCTATTTACCTGCAGGACTTGCTGCAGCAGCTTGAGTTACTGTCTTATTGCCAGTGTACCAGCTGATTAAATCGCCACGATATTGTTGGTAATCAGCTCTCATGTAAATACCTAGAATTCTAAAGAATTCATCGTAAGTATCTATGAATTTACCAGTAACTTCGGTTTGCATGAACTTAATTGCTGCCTTTTGAAGCGGAGCAATAATCATGTTAACATCCCCGGCTTTTGCATTAGGGAACAAAGTATCATCAATAATCACAACTGATTTACCCTTGATGAAACCGTCAGTAGCCTTAGTTACATCAGGTTGAATTAATGGACGGCCCATTGTGTCTTTCATGCTGTCTAAGTAGTAGAAGGCTGCTTGTGAAAGCACAATGTTTGATTGCTTAGAATCATTTGGCTTAAGCTTCTTATCAATTGCTTCAGTAATTGAGGCTAATAAGTCGCCAGTTGTTGAAGCTGTGATGTTGTTAGTTAACACTTTCATGATTTCATCATCGTCGGTGTTGTCTTTAAGGTCCACACATCTTTGAGCAAGTTCTGCTTCCCAGTTATAGTCTGAATCATTCAATAATTCGATTGAGTATGGATACTTTTTCGAGAATGATTTTAAGTCCCACAAAATTTGTTTGATTTGAGGGGCTGAACCAGTTTCAGATGGTACAAATTCACCAGAACGCTTAGTCAACTTACCAGTTTCTTCTGAAAAATATGGTAACTTCCCAGTTGTATGTTTTACAGAAATGGTTCTAATCATGTTTCCCAAACGTGCAAATTGGTGTTGATCATGTTCTGCAGCAAGGATATCTTGTGGAATTAATACTTGCCCAGTTGAAAGACCAATACCACCTTCAGTAGCATCACGCTTAACTTCCCCAGTTTTTAAGTAATGCAAAAAGTCCCGTTTGTTTTCAGCAACGGGACTATCAGTTTTTTGATTTAAGATTTTTGGCATCTTCATGCCTCCTTTATTGTCTCTAGTTTCTTGTTCAGGATTTGCATCCCTCTTTTGGCTTTTTCTGGTTGTTTGTTTACTAGCATTCTTGTCTTTGTCTTCTTCGTCTGAGTCTGTTGATGAGTCATCGCTGTCGTCCGATGAGTCGTCTTCATCGTCACGTTTAGCTTGTTTGCTAAGAATTCCAGCAACTCGCTTAGCTAAATCATCAATGTCAATGTCAGGCTTCTTCTCATCTTTCTTTGAAGAATCATCACGTGTTTCTTCCTTAGAATTTTCATCAGTTGAATTAGGTTCTTGAGTTCCAGATTCTTTGTCTTTTAAGTCTTTTACTTCTTGTGGCATCTCTGTGCCTCCTTTTTCTAAAAATTGCTTGAGTGAACGTTCAACATTTGCACTAGTTTGCTGATACGCTGGAATTGGAGTGAGTGAGATTTCATTTAGTTGCGAAATCTCGTTAATTTGGTGAATGGTTTGACCTGAGTCATCACGAGACCAATCATCATCACCGATGTTGAAACCGATAGAACAGCCTTTGATATTCCCTGCTTTAATGTCAGCGAGTGTGTCATTTCCTAAAGTTGTGTCTGGCATTGTTGCTTCAAAGTACAGTCCTTTGTCATCGACTCTTACACTCAAAGTTCCGCTATCGACTCTGGCTAAGATTTGGTCAAAGTCATGTGATCTAAGCAGCATTACACTGGATAAAGACAAGCCATCTAATGCTTCAGGCTTGATATATTCGATAAAAGGCATAGGAACGCTTGGTTGATTGAACAGCATTCCGTAACCTGTAATCTTGTGCGAGCCATTCTCAGCGTCACGAGTTGTCAAACTAGCCAGTTGCAAATTGATTGAGCGAACGTCGCATTTGAAATCATTGTTTTTTGGCATTTTTTGTCACCTCCTTTCAAATTTGGGTACAAAAAAAGCTCAAAAAAGCGCTTTTTTTGCGTTTTTGAGCTCATTTTTTTGATATAAATTAAAATTTTAGTCGTTTTTGTCGTTTATATTTTTGGTGTTGTCTAAAAGATTAGTACTTTCATCAAGGTCTAATTCAGGGAAAACACCTCTATTTTTTAGTAATTTTTGGGCTTGAATAGGTGCTAAAACACCTGCAGAAGCTAATTTTTGGACGTTATTTATTAATTCACTATTGTCACTGTCAATTGCACTAGCAATATCAAGCTTCACATCTGTTCCAAGCTTCTGACTTAGCTCACTTTCAATAGGCTTAATATAAATTGATAGAGAACTTTGATAGAATGCTCTAATCATTGTGATATTTGATTGAGCGTCTTGTTTTCCTGAAAGATAATCTGCAGGAATTCCAAATGCTTTGGCAATTTGGTCTTGTGAGAATGACACGTTTTGCAAAAATTCGGTTACGTTTGGAGAAATATTAGTCGTTTCAACATCCGCACTTTGGTCAAGTACCACCGCACGCCCAGCATTTTCACCAGTTGTTTGCTCTTCAAAAGATTGTCTGGTGTTTTCCTTTGCTTCTTTACCCAAAGTTGCATTTGGAACTTTAATAAAGATACTTGGCTTAATTGCATGTCTGAGGGTTGAAATAGCTAACTTGCTAGATAAGTCTTGAACTTCAATCTCATTGAGCAAGCTATCGATTGGAGGAATACCCATGTACTGAGTATCGCTTTCGCCTGAAACAGTGCATCTGAAATGAATCACTTCACTTGAGTCGTATAAGAAATCACCAGAACGTTTTGAGTCGTCAAAGTGAATGGTGTAAGTTAGGTCTTTGCCATAATCGTCTAATGCTACTGTTACTTTCTCATTTGGAACAGGTTCAATTTGTACAGGATAGCCATTAGTATCACGTGTAATAACTGCAAACGCATTACCATTAAGCATCATTTGAACAATCATAGCCTGCCAAACACTGAAACCACTCATCAAATTACCAAGAGGAGCATTCAACACATCAGTAATTGGTTGAGCATTTGTCACAAAACGACAGCCTGCTATGTCACTTGAAACTCGTGAAATAACTGCGTAAACGTCTGAATTCTTTAAGGCAATTGCGCTTGTAATTGCTTTCGGCTTAATTGAGACAGGCTGACCCTGATTAAGTATCCAGACAGGTGAACTGCCAGACAGCATTTTTTGCCTTTTAAATAAGTTCGATAAAAAAGCCATATATACCTCCTAGAATGAAAAATTATTAGTGAAATAATCGTTAATTTGTTGCTCAGACATCCCTGCAAACGGGTCATTCTTGTTCTTTTTCTCAAGTGAGATGTCGTCAAAGTGGAACATCGCAGTGTACCAAGCGTCAATTAAAGCATCGACAAAGTCAATCTTGGTTGTTGCCTTTTCCTTATCAACCTTAATTCCGTTGTTATTGCTGAATAACACAGCATTCTTAAGTGAGTATTTGATAATTGGATCATCTAAGTAACGTATCTCACGAGTATCAAACTTTTGTCTTAAGTCAATGGTTGGATTAGTTAAAGTTTGGATAACGTTTTTAACTGCCATAGTCTTCCAGTCGAGCTTCTGTTCAATCCAGCCAATCATACGTGACATCCCCCACTGGTCGTAACAGAAGTACTGCACATCTAAGTGGTTTTTTTCTACAAAATCTACTAGCCAATTAAAGATGACCCCATCGTCGATATAGCCGTATTCGTTCTTGGCAATGTCACAGTAGCCTTTTCTTTCTGCGTCCCTATAATTAATCCCATCTTGCTTTTCTTTGATTTCAATGTTGTTCTGAGCCCTTGCAAGAGGTACCCAAGAATGTTGTTTGATATAAAAGCGCTGATTGTTAGCACCATCTAAGTATGGAAATACAAACACCAACGCTGTATCATCGCTGAAATTAGACTTGTCAAAGCCAATATAAACAGCACGGCCAAAGATATTAACTGGTTCTTCAGGAACGATAGCAGCATTAACATCATCAAGCTGTAAGTAAGTATTTTTCTTAACTTGAAGCCATAGATTAAGAGACTTGTTCTGAAACTCTTCAATTGAACCATCTAACATCTTGTTTTCACGTTCTGAAAGTAGAGACTTTAGCATTTGGTCCTTTTTTTCAGGGGATAAATTCATAATTGGGTTGGATTTACACCAGGTCTCAGGTTTATCAACTTCAATCAGTGCGTCTTGTTCCCAAATTAAACAAAGATTATCATCTAAGGCTCTATCACAATCACGCTCCATAACGAACTGGAGCAATCTTTGGTCTTTGTAGAATTGTGAGTTACTGTCTGGATAAGCTGTAGATATCTGCAAGAATACGTGATTAGGTTCTTGTGCCTGTCCTGAAGTGATTTTCCCGTTACCAGTCCTAATTTTTCCAATGTATTTGTCATCTCCGACTTCATCCCCAACTGCAAATTGATAGTGAAATGAGTCTAATTGTCCTGACTCATAAGACTTTCGCATCAAGATGTTGTTGTATACCCGTGAAATAATTTGGTCGGTTAAGACATCAATTTGTTGGTCTTTGAATGTCTGCCTAAATGCTGGACTTTCGCTCATCTTTCGAAACATGGTTCTAAGATAGTCGAACCCAACACGGGATTGGTCAGTTGTTGGAGCTACAAACAAGTATTTTCTGTTGTAAGTGTCATTGGCTTCAATTAGAAAATAAAAAGCAGCTAAGATTGCTGCAATGTATGTCTTACCATTGGTTCTAGCCATTGAAAGAGTTGCACGCACATAGCGAACACGGTCTTTTTCGTCACGCCAAGCAACGATTGAACAAAGAATTGCTTTCTGAAAGTCTACAAGTGGTAAAGGAATACCAGCATTAACATCAGGAACCAATTTTGCAAAGTTTAGAATTGCTCGAGCCTTGTTCAAATCATAGTGATATTTGAATTCAGGGTCTTCTTTCTGTCGTCTTAAATCTTGGAGGTGTCTGAAACAGGCTAATTTAATCATGTAACCTGCTTGTACTCTGCCTTCTAAGACTGAAAAAGCATACTTGGTTAACGGGTCTCTATAGTTCTTAAAAATTTCAGTGTACTTACCTGCATCTTTTTCTTCCGTATAAGCCGTTTGAAGGTCGAAACCTTTTTTAGTAAAGTCATACTTTTTCACTAGAAATCACCACTTTTTGCATTTAAAATCTCGGCTAAGCTTGGTGTGTCATCGTCTTGACTATCAATACTTGCCATCAAGCTTGCACGACTGGCTGGAGTTAGTCCTAAATCGGAACTAAAAGTCTTAATTTGCTTCATTGCGCTGTCCATTGTTGTTACTGCAGGGTTCTTCTGATAGCGAGTGAACTCTTTATCCAAAGTTTCGCCTGTTGGTAATATTGGAGTCGTCCAAACTTCACGCTGAATGCCATTTTTCTGCACATTTTCAAAAGCTTCTCGATACAACTGGATTGCTGAACATAGACATTCAACAGTAGCTTTGTCTGCTTGCTTAACTACACCAGTTTCTTGAAGGATTGGAATGAGCCGTTGCCAAATTGTCGCAGCAAGTGTGCCTTTCATGTAAGAAGGTGGAGTTTTCTGAAGCGGTGTCCAATTCTCGGTAACTTTTTTCAATTTTTCCGTTTGTTCACGTTGCTCAGGTCGTGAAGTTGGATCAGTTGTCAATTTCAAGTTGCGTCCTTTGGCCATTTTTCCGCTTTTCCTCCTTCCAAAACAAAAAAGGCAAACTCACGTTTTGCCCCCTCCATAAAAATATTGATTTTTGCATCTGGCTAAAAAGATGACTCCCTTGTTGTGTGCTGTACGCCCCCTCCCAGGCCGGGGGGATTAATTTTTTCTCTCAAAACTTTCAGCCACCATTTTTTTGTTGCGTGTTTTAAAATTGCATCGCCATTTTTCTTTTCAGAAATTTTTTGTTCAAGGATTGTCTTGCGAGTATGTTCGCCTTTAGATAAACACCAAAGATTGTTAGTATCAAGTGGATTTTTGCACAAACGTCGTGGAATGATATGGTCAACAATCAAATCATGGTCATTAATCACTCGGCCACTGACTGCGCTTGTGTACAGGTCACGACTGGCAACATACTCACGAACTCTTTTCCACTTAGCACTTGAATAGAACTCTGTTGCTTCTTCACTACGTTCAAACCTGTTGTAGTGTTTGTAATATAGTAAGCGGTGCTCATGACTAACTGGTTTAGGGATGTACTTATGAAGCGGTGCATGAACATCACAATAACGTTGTTTAATTGGTACAACTGTATGACAACCACGTTCACCACACATATGAACTCTCACAATAATTCCTCCTTTATTTATGAAAACTTATTTAAACGCATTATTATACGTTGTATTATTAGCAATGAAGAAAAGGAGTTTAACATGATATATTTCGCTATTTTTCATAAAAACAAAGAAAATCAATTTGAAGTAAACTTTCCTGACTTAGCACCTGCAGCTGCTACCTTTGGAAATACATTAGTAGATGCAATTACCAATGCTCATGATTCTTTAACTGGATATTTGTTAACAGCTGAAGATTTCAATGAACAAGTACCATCTCCTACAGAAGATCCATTTTTATTGAAAGTTAATGAACCAGACTTTCTTATGCCAATTAAAGTAAATTTAGAGTTAGAACGTGCTAAGGAACAAAACAAATTAATAAAGAAAACTCTAACCATTCCTGAATATTTAGACATTCAAGCGAAAGAAGCTAAAATTAATTTATCTAAATTATTAACTGAAGCTTTAGAGAAAAAACTAAATATTTAATAACTTATAAAAGACACATTTTTTATGATGTGTCTTTTTATATGTAACCACGTTCAGCCAACAACTTCTGCTGTTGTTCAAATGGTAACAGCCAATTGATAGGGATGTTAAATGGTATCTTGCCTATATCTTCTAGCTTAATGTTTAATCCTTCTTGATACTTGTGACGCCACCGAGGTATCTCTTGCTTAACTTTCATCCAACCAGTAAAGCTATCAATGTAAGGCTTGAATTGAATACAAGCGTACTGACTGCCAACTTCACCACTTGATGTCAGCATACCGCACTGTCCTCTGGTCGCTGATATCTGAATCACCACCGTTCCTTTTGCTCGTTCAATATCTGCAAATCTTCCGAGTAACATTTGATTTTCAGATGGTGGAATAAAAGGCTTGCTTACCCCCCCAGTTTGCATATGCAAAGCACGCTTCAGCATTGGTCCATAATCTTTGCGTCTAATAATCTTCGTTGACTCAATATGTTCGATTGCTTCTTCAAGCCACTTAGTAACATTAAACTCTTCAGTAACCTGCTTATTATGAGGCATCACATTAATATCACTGAAACTCAAATAGTCATCTTTACTATTTTGAATAAAATACACTTGCTTAGTTTCTCCAGTTAATGCATCCCCATGAACTACAATCGCATTCATCCCACGTAAAGCTAAATTACAAAGCAAGTACGGGATAACATTATCTGCCAATTCTGACGCGAAATAAAAGTATCGATGTGGTACATACGTCCAAGGTAGTTCTGAAGTCATATCAGCCCACCATTTCTGAATTAATAGTGAGCCAGTCCCTGCTGTAATGTCTGCAGCTGTGTAACCTTTTTTGTGAAAGTATCTTTTTTTCATATCGTCCTTGAAATCAGCATCATATTTAGTGTTAACAATGATGGATAACAATTTAGACACTTCGTCTGGCGTGTAATCTTGCTGATTGGCTTTTCTTTCAGCTGCATACTCTTCAAAGTACTGCTTGAAAGTATCTTGAACAACACACTGTGCATCTATCTTAAGTAACTGTTTGAAAAAGTCATTACGTTTTTCAGGATCAAAAACAATCTTTCTCAAATAATTTTCAAACTGGATATGTTGTGTAACACCTGCAATCTTCCAGAATTGTTCTTTTGAAATCATGTATGTGTCGCACCTCCAAAAAAATAAAGCCAGTGGAGATATTGCAACCTCTTTGCTCCTAAAATGAGCCACTGACTTGTTAAGAAAATTTATAAATATGATTTTAAAAAATAACAATAAAAAGTTGCCCTGTTGGGCTATGAGTAGCCGAGCTTTCGAAAACTCGTTAGGTTCCACCAACCACTACTCAGACAGTTAAAAAGCACTCAAACTGTCTCAGAATGTTTACATCGTGTCTAACTGTTTGTTGCAGTTAGCTCCTGTGTCCGCTCGTCTCGAAACCGTTGAGGGTCATCGCAGACTAAAACATGTTGCAGAATCGAACTGCAATAATAGCACCAGCCATGCTTGTTTTCGCATTATAAAATTGAGGAATTAAATGAAAAAATTAGAAAAAATCAATAATGATTCATAAAGTTTAAGGTTAAATCAACATTTTAACATCAGGGATGCCTACAACTACTAGCACATCCCTATAACCAAGTAGTGGACTCGAACCACTATTACACACCAGTCTTGGTCTCTAAGTTCAAGGAGATCATCATGAACGAACTTTACATAACCCCATATACTAAACTTCCATCCCTTGTAGCTTCTTATTGCTACACTACTAATATTAGCCTGTATTGCTCCGCTTGACTTCCGGACTTTTTCCGGTCTTTTTCCGTTTTTCTATTTGTGTTCGGGAAATAAATCAAATAAATCCAATTCTGTTGCTTCGTGGATTGGCTGTTTCTCAACTTCGAAGCCTTTAGGATGTGCGTTGGCTACACTGTCGACTGTGTCATTGTATTTGATCAACAATCTAAGAACACTGTCAACTGTATCTATGTCAGCAATTGTAAAGTCTTTGTCAAACAGTGCTTTTCCATCACGTAAACAGTCTTTCAATGTGTTCGTGTAAACTATAAAGTCTTTTACTTTCATCCCTGCTATGGAGTAGTTATTCCAAGTGTCAATCATCATATCACTAATTACTTCATTCAACACTTTCACCTCTGTAAACGTGTAAATCTTCTGGATCTTTAACACAAAGCATACCTTGCCAGTACTCAAATCTATCAGCGAACTCATTTAAAGCTCGTCTATGCATTACATCAAACTGAGTATGTTGATACTGAACTAATCTTGAAACTTGAAAGATTGGCTTTTCTTCAATGTAAATGCCAATTAATATTTGTCGACTGGTAGAAGTACATCGAAAGATACTCTCGTGAACGGCTTGTACAATTGTCTTAGCTTCCAAACTTCTAATAATTTGACGTTCAATAACGTTCCCCATTGCTCCGCGTGCTGGGGCTAGTGACAGCTTGGGACTGCTCAATGAATTTAAATCATAGCCACTAAGTCTAATGGCTCTTATAAAGTCTCCTCGCAAGAATTGCTTGACCTTTTTAGCGGTTTTTTCTGTATCAACTTCAGGAAATAACGTCACAACTGCCACGCTCCTCATCTTATATTCCCCTTTATTTTTTTGAATTTAGAAAATGTTCAATTTGCAAATCTAACGCTTTTCTATTTAAGTAATGTCCTGCAACTTTCAGTTGTATCAAATACTTCTCATCGCCAGTTTCATTATATTTCCAAAAAGTAACACTAATAAATTCTGTAAGACCATCTAAGTCCATTTTAGCAATATCAAACCATTCTTTATCTTCTCTTGTCATCATTTCTAATTTCCTTTCGTAATTTGGCCCTAATTTCATGCCTGTGAGCTCTTTCAACTCGTATCCATATTAATACACCTATCGAAAAAATAATTCCTGTAATGCCAAAAATATAGCCTAATTCTTTAAGAATAACTCCAGCTAAGAACATCCCTATTGCAATGATGCAATCTATTGTCAGTAATGCTTCAATTAATTCATCAAAGCCACACTTTTTATATCTATTCCTGTCCATGTTCTATCTCCCATTTCATTTTTTCCATCATGGAGATGAAGCCACCTTCTTTTTTGAAGACAGAAATTTGAGCTAAAAGATCATAAATTCCAGCTAACAGTATTAAAAATCCAGCCATTCCAATTAGTTGAAACTTGTCTTTATCTGGAATAATTAACACAGTTATTAGGAAAAGTGCTGCAAGAGTTAAAACCATTTGAGCATATAACATTTTAGTGATTGAGCTTTTAAGTAATTCTAAATACTGTCTTCTAACAGTTCCAATTTCTTCAAGCTTTAATTGCTTCATTGCAGCAATATAATTTAGGCTTCTTGAATAGTCAGGAGGATTTTTAAAATCATCAGCTTTAACAACTACATTGATTGTCAAAGTATCGCTTAGGTAGTTACTAGCCATGACCTTGAAAGTAAAAGTGTGGCTATAACCTGTTGCAGGATTGAAACAATTAAAATGATGTTTAATCTCTACAGCATTTACTACATTTGGATAATTCTTTTCAATTTTGTCTAAGGCCATTTGTCGACCAATTTTTTCTGATAGATATTTTTGATAGCTTATATCTTCGTTCATTTTATATACCCCAATTCTTCTGGTATTTCAAACGATGAAGTAGCAGTGAAACCATCATTAGTTTCAAAAACTACTGTAACTTCTGCATCATCATAAGAAACTGTAACCTCACAGTCCTTATCAATTATTTTTCCGTCATTATCCTTGATTAAACCAGTATCAATCCATTTGATACCTCTCAGCAAGCCAACTTCTTCAGATAATGCTTCAAGTCGTTCTTTAAATTTTGGCTTGAAATTAATTGCATCCCTTGCAAACCAAAGAAGATAAGCAACTTTCATAAGGATAATTCTATCTTTTTCTGTAAATCCTTTAGTCATTTTTCAATCTCCTCAACTGTAACTTCAACTCTTGGCTTTTCTGCATATGCCTTAAATGCTACAAGCTGGATAACCTGCTTGTCGTCGTGATAGATAACTCCATTCAGGCTATCCATAATGCCTTTCACGATGTTGTCAATGTCTGGCTTTTTTGTTGGAACTTCCTGACCTGCCAGACATGCTATACGCTTCTTTTTCGTATATGACTTATACATTCCAAAGTAAGCTTTGATTGTGATTTTTAGTGGTGTTTCAAGTGGCTCTCCTGAATAAACTCTTTGAGCCCGCATTGTAGCCATAGCCTTATACTGTCGTGACTTAGCTGGATCATATGTTTGAATGTATCCTCGATGTCTGGAAAATCGTGGTCTACCTTGTCCAACTGGGTTACCCGGTATTGTAAACTCAATTATCAAACTTTACATCACCTTTCCGCATAAGAAACATATCTTCGCCTTTACTGAAATTGACTAAACATTTGTTAGGGATGCATCGCCAGTTATAGTAACCTCTTGTGAGGACATATCCTTGTTCTGATAGCTCTTCTTTAATGTATTTATATGCAGTGTAGTGAGTTCTAATTGGCTGATAATTTGTGAAGTCACGAACCTGTCCAATAGTTTGAGAGTAGAGAACTGGCTTACCATCTTTTTGAAGTTCGTACATGAAGTGCGGTCTTACTTCAATGTGATAGAAATTTCTAACTCCAGAAATCGCAGACGTGTTGTAACCAAATACTGTGCTAATCTCAGTTGAAGTGTAGCCATCTTTTAGTAAAGAAATAATTTCCTGTCGACCTTGTTCACCAATATTTCTTGCTGCAACTTTTATTCTGTGAAAAGAGTTTTCTGTCATCGTTCTTCTTAGTGTTTTAGTAATTGGAATATCGTGATAATTACCACTAAAACTTTTCCTAAGACTCATTAGCTTCTCGTTATCTTCAGGAACATTAGCCAAAGATCCATATTTTTCTTCAAGTGCTTGAATGTCATCTAATTGTTCTGCTTCCATGTTTACCTCCTAGAACGGCAAATCATCGTCACTGATATCAATCGTATCTCCTCCACCTGCAAATGGATCTGGAGCTTGTTGGGCAGGTTGTGCCTGTGTTGTAGTTTGAGCTTGTGCAACTGGTGTGCTGGTAGTAGCTTGCTCAGACTTACTGTCTAGTAATTCAAAGTTATCTACAACAACTTCAGTCACATAAACTCTTTGGCCGTTCTTGTCTTCATAATTTCTTGTTTGGATACGGCCATCAATTCCAATTCTAGATCCTTTGTGCGTGTATTGTGCTAAGATTTCGGCAGCTTTACGCCAAGCTATGCAGCTAATAAAGTCTGCATCTCGGTGTTCCTTGTCTTTGCTGTACTGTCTATTTACAGCTAGTGTGAATAATCCTACTGAAATGTTTGACTTAGTTTGCGTAAGATTTATATCTTTAGTCAACCGACCAACTAAAATTACTCTGTTTATCAAATTATTACCTCAAATCTAATTAAATTGACCATTCTGAGCGTTTATCTTTCAATTGTGTAAAATCTACCACGTGACCTTTTGCACCTCGTGTAAGCCTTGAAAATAGCTTCTGATTGTATCCACTTTTAAACTTATCTATTGGTAAATTACTCGTTATAATAATTCTTTTTTGTGAGTTAAATATGCTATAGAGTACTCGCTGCACAAATTGGCTTGCTTCACTCATATCATCTTTTTCTTTCATGTTGCTTTCGGTTCCAAAATCATCTAAAACAACTAAGTCTGCACTAACGATTTTTGAAATAGCTCGTTGTTCGGTCCAATACTCACTAGGATCGTTGAAAGAATTTCTAATTTTCTGAAATAAAGAAGCTGTGTTAATAAATAAACATTTTTGATTTTTTGAATGGTCGTTTACAGCTTTAAGCATTGCCATAGCAAGATGTGACTTTCCAGTTCCAGCCGTGCCAACAAGTAGAGTATTAAATTTAGCTTCAGGATACTGGTAATACTGACCAGCAATCTTATGACACAATTGGTAAACTCTATCTTCTTGAGTTCCTGGCTCATGCTTAAAATTGTCAAAGTTACATTTGAAAGTATCTTCATCATCGACTAGTGAGTCGCGTCTTAACCAACGTCTGCTCAATTCAGCTGTAATTTTTTGATCTAGTGACTTTTTCTCAGCTAAAAGCTTTTCAAGTTCACATTTAGGACATACTGGTTTAACATCCCTGCCAGCTATAGTTGCTAGCTTGCATTTATGTTTTGGACACGTTTCATCAACTTCAACAACTGCTAAGATATTAGCCACGTTCTCCATCTTGAATTCCTTTCATGAAATTGTTATAAATCTGGTCAATTTGTTCATACATGGTCTTAACATTCTTTTGTTCTTCAACTGATAAACTCTTAAACCAGTTCAATTCTTTGTTGTCATTAAATGGTTTTGGAAAAGTAGATCTATATTTTTTAGTTTGTTTTGGTGTTAAGTAAACTTTTAGCAGTCCTAAATCATCAATAAGTTCAATGGAACCATCAGGTCTACATACCAAGTTCCAGCTTATTGGTGAAAAGCAGAACCATAATCCATTACTGTTTTTTGCAATCAAGCGCCAATTTGATAAATCTAATGCTTTTGGTGCTTCCCATTCACTAAACAGGGCACATAAGTGGCCTGTATAGCGGTTTACAAAATAATCTAAAAAATTGCTTTGGTCTTCTGTCATTTTCATAAGTTAGCCTCCCAATTGCTCCAACTCTCTACGACATGGTTGTTTGCATATAGTGCATGGTCAATCTCGTTTAAATAGCCCTCAAATTTAGTTCCAAACAGTGTCTCAGGTCTAAGATACTTAGCCATCTTTGAATCATTCTTCCAGTCCTTGCACTTCTTAACTATTACTTTTTCAAAGTCATCGACAGTGAAGCCTTCTTTGAGCCTCGCATGTATAAGCTTTTTAGTCTTAGCTGAAGAAGCTCGATAGTGACTGCCTGTTTTCTCGTTAAGGAACTGTACTATAGCTTTTACCTGCTTAGATTTGTCAATTTTCTTAGTGCTATTGTCCGGCTCTGCCGGACTATATATATATCTTTCTTTTGTATTATCTTTTTTTGTAAGGTATTTATTTTGTAGTGTTCGATTTACCTGTGTAGGTTTTTCCAACATAGGCTCATTCAACATAGGTTTATCAAACATAGGTACATCAGATAGTATCCATTCACTATCAACAACCTGTCCCTTATCGTTTCGCTTACGGTATCTTTTAAGATATCCTTTTTCTTCAAGCTCTTTGAGTCCTGCTCGTAATGCATCCCTGCCATCACTTGCATGCTTAGCAACTTCTACTTCATAGAACTGCCAATTAGAAGGCATTGAAGCTAAATACAAGAATATTCCTCGTGCTTTCCAACTCAGTTCATCATTCTGGGCAATTGCATTAGGTATGGTGGTAAAATGTGTTACAAATTTTTTGCTTAGTTTTCCCATTTTTCTCTCCTCTGTGTTATTCTTTTATTGGGGAATGAATTCATATTCCTCTGTGTTATCCTTTTATTGGGGAATGAATTCATATTCCTCGTGCTGTTTTCATAAATTTCAATAGCGAAAAGTAGTGCTATATGCACTGCTTTTTTTGTGCTATTAAAGATTATGGTCCCACGGCAAATCAGGATTTTGAACCAAAAACACCATGCACAAGATGCTGATGACCGCCAAGAGCGTTACTGTAATACACCAGACTTTGAAAGCACCGTCGGCTGTGATTCGTTTGTGCCAGCGTCTTAAAATCGTGTTTATTAAGTCTTGGTAAGTAACTGCTTGCTTCTCTTTCCATACTTGTAGTAATCTCATAGTCCATCTTCCTTTTCTCCTCTTTTTAATCTCCTAACTCGAAATTCAAATCTATAATCCCTCGGTAATACGTTGATTTAATGACGCTTCTAAGCTCCCCATCTTCTTTGCCCTTAAAGGTTATAGGTTGAACAATGTAGTACTTAATGTCTAAAGGCACTCTTACTGAGTAATCTTCCAAAGTTAATAAATAATCATCAGTTCTAACGTCATAGCCTATCCAGAAGCCATCAAATAAGCCGTCTGAAATCTTTAGAATGTTTTTGCTGACCTCTTTCTTGTTGTGTTTTCTGAAATATTCAGCATCTGGAATCTTAAACTTAATCTTGTGACGATACTGCTTAATCAGTCCTTCAAACACAACTGCTTCAAGTTCTGGAGATTTAGGAGACATTATCCAAGCTTTGTTAAATTCTACTTCTATGCCCAAACATCCTTGATAAACGAAAATTCGGTTTTTAAGAATTATTGCTTTAAACACTAAGTCTGATTCATTAATAATTTTGCAAATGTCTTTTTTTGAGATTTTAATTTTGGTCATTGTTAACTCCTATTCAAAAAAATATTGATAATATTCTTCCCAACTGCAGAACTCAGATACTGTATTCCATTCGCCTAAACATTTCACACTGCAAAAGATATGGTTGTCATGATCCGTATAAATACGATCTGTAAGTTTATTAACGTCAGTTAAATCTTTGTTACAAACCATACAAACTTTTTCTGGTACTTTATTCATTTGCTTGTAAAGCCTCCTCGAGCGTTGAAAAGCTTTCACTTATATTAGAAAATGCTAAGCACGCTTCACTACAGAACCAATCTCCGTCATTGTCTTCGTATACTGGACTGTCTTTTTCCAATTCCATACCACAGCCAGTACATGTGTAGTTATAATATTTTTCTTCAGTCATCTTCCTCAAACTCCTAATTATCTGCCGCACCAATATCAATCAATGCATCTCTCAAACACTTGTATTTTTCTTCAACATAAAAGTCTGCTATGCAACTTTTTGAGCAAAATAAGTTGCTATACTGGTCTGAATAAACTGGACTTATATCTGTCATATCTTTTCTGCAATTTGTACAACCTACAACTTCAGACAAAGTATGCACATTTTCTGATATTCCATTATCTAAAAGAGCATCAAACAGTGAGCTATATTCATTTTCTATTAGATAATCTGCTAAACAGTCTTTTGAGCAAAAAAGATAATCAGCTGTTTGATATATTTGATTTAAATTTTCCAAAGATTTTTTACACCGAGAACAGCGATTTACGTCTGATGTATCAATGATGTTTTTCATTGTTAGTCCTCCTCGTTATAATTGCTGTATCTTTCCACCTTAAAGCGAGTTTTTCGTAGGTACTCAAGTGATACATTGTTTAGATATATCCATTTACCTCTTGGTCTCTTAAATAGAATTACTTTCCATAAAGGGATGAATTCCAAGACAAAAGTATGATGTTGTTCAAAAATATCAATTGTGTTTCTAACATCTCTGCTAATTACATAGCCTTTGTAGCATTTCCCACTTCTACCGCTAAAAATAACCTTGCAAATGTTATATTTTTTAGTCATGTCTTTTGTTTTCTTCTCTTTCTTGTCGCTTATTTCTCATTGGTTTAGACTTAAAATATAAAAAAGGAGAAATTTTTATGAATCTATTGCTATTTTGTATGTATTTATTAGGACCTGTAATTGGTTGCATTGGTGCCCTTTACAACTATCGTGCTGTTATCAAAGCTGAATTATCCAAAGAAGAATTTGCTCGTGAAAATGAAGCACTTAAACGTAAGCAATTTCTAAATGATGAAAAGCATCAGTTAGTCCTTAATTTTCTAGGAGCTACAAACGCTTATCTCAGCACTTACATAACTAAGGACCTTCAACTTGCACTTGAAAACTGTGGAAAAGTACTTGTAGTTTGTACTCCTAAGCAAGCAGAAGCTGTAAATGAATTAATAGCCAAACTTCATAAAATGCAAGGCTACAATGACTCATCCCAAGACCGTAATGAATTAGTTCAAGCTGTTATTGCAGCAAATAATACATTTACCAATAATTACCAGTCCTAATTTAGGGCTTTTTTATTTGCTGAAAACATCACGCATTTCTTTGATTTGCTTATAAAGAACGTCAATATCGTGATATATGTAAATGTTGCTTATTAAATTGATTATTAAGCATGTCAGTATAATTCCATCAATAAACTCCATATACTTACTTCTCCTTTCTTTCTCTTAACTCATCAAGACTTACATCCAAAGCTTCAGCAATCTTGCAAACATTGATAAAACTTGGATTAACTCCATCATTTTTATAGCTAGCAAGCGTTGATTCAGGGATGCCTGTAAGTTTGGATAATTGATATCTACTAATACTTTTCTTAAATAAAATTTTTTCTATCAAATACCACATGTATGGTGTTTTCTTTCTAAGTTTTTCTTATTCTAAGCGTTCCAATCTATGTCATATCTGTGTTTTGATAACCATTGGCAAGCTTGTTTTTCATATATCCAGGTTTTCTTCCCTTGACCACGTGGATTAATAACAAACCCGCCATTTTCAATATCAACTTCTGGAAATTTGTCAAAAATGTTAAGCCTTATCCATCCTTTACCATGTTGAGGTAAATACTTAGATTGAAACTCTGTAAAGCCAATTACTTTGTTATCTTCAAGAACTTCAATATTTGATTGTTTCAACTGTTTAGAAACAATTTGGCATATTAAATTTTCTAAGTTCTCTTTGTTAATTAGTTCTTCCATCAATACTCAACTCCTCAATTGAAATGTAACAATTGGCTCATCACCTAATTGCAAAACGCTAAAATGATTGAAACAATTGCAAGGACTGCTGATATAATTGAAATTAAATAAATTCTTTTTTCTTCGTTATCCATAGGAGGACACCACCTTGTCTATTTATGAAATAATTACTGTTACTATTTCCGCTATTGCTTTAGCACTAAGTCTTTACGCTGCTATATCTGCATACTATGAAAAACATTTAAAAGCTAAAATTTATGCTCTTTGGTTTTTCTATTTTGACAGAAGGGTAAATGTAAATTTCATTTTCAGCAACATGTCATCTAGGCCAAAAACTATTACTAAAATTTGGATCAAATATGATGATAAGGTCGCTGAATCTACTTGGTATAAGGCAAGAATGTCTTCTACAAAAATAAATGGAAAAGATATTTGTACTTTTTCTGATATGGTTCCAGTTAATATTCCTTCAAGAAGTTCATGCCAAGCTATAATTTCATTTACATATTTGAACAACTTTCCAATTCCAATGCCCGAAAAACTCACTTTTATCTTTGAAATTGATGGTACTAAAGTTGAAAAGACTTTTAACACCACAAAACAGCTAACAGTTGATGAGCAAATTATTGCAGTAGAACACGATCTTTGGTCCTAATCTAGGACTTTTTTTGTTTGGGATGTTTTTGCGCATCAACATATGTCACTAATTTCTTATCTGAGCCAAAGAAGGTCACCTTTGCACAATTCAGAAACTTGTTAATAAAGTATTGCTGACCTTTTCCAGTAACCTTAGCTGTCTTACTAATTGATACTGAGCCGTTGAAATGATTAATAGTGGTTTCCTTAATCTTGAACAAGCCCAAGTTCATAGATTTCTGGGTTGGTAAGTTGTAACTACTACCCTTCTTGGAAATCAAGTAGCCATTAGTTCTCAGCCAATCAAACAGCCTATTCTGACCTATCTCAATTCCATTGCCTCGCAAAATCTTGGCTAATTCACCGACTAAGATAGTTGAGTCTGAAGTTGCTACGCTATCAGCAAACAATGCTTTAGGCTTGAGTTCAGCAATTTGAATGTCCTTTTGCTTTAATTGGTCTGCAGCTTGCTGTAATAGATCAGCTAAACCTGATTTATTGTTAACAACATCAAATGCCTTTTCATCAGTCATATAAGCGCCGTGTTTGCGGATAGCTGGTAAGACTTCACTAGTTACCCAGTGCTTGAATTTCTTGGCTGTTGGTAACTTGCTTGAAAGAATTAAGCTATACAAGCCTGACTCACTAATTACAATCATAGTTTGTCTTCCTGAGGGGGTCGTGATTTGCGACCCCCTTTTATCGTCATCGTCGACATGACGTATAAGGGCATCTTTAGTATTTTTATACCCAAGCACCTCAGCCACGTCTTTCCCTACGAAATACGGTTCTTCGTCAATAGTTAGTGTTCTAATATCTGCTCCGCTAAAATTAAAAATTTGTAAATCACTCATTTGCTTTCCTCCTTTTAATACCATCGTGTTTTGCGACGCTTTTTATCTCAATAACGATTTGTTATTCAGGTATCTTTATTTTGGAAACTACTCCCCTAAATCGGGGTAGTGGTTATATATAAATCGCCCTTATCCTTGTGGCCCAATCACAATACATGCTGACTCGGTGATTTGCCGACCCAGTTAATTTGACCTGAGATACCATTTTGATACTTCAGCTAGGTTGCCCTGAATTGGGGCGTCCTTTTTGTCGGTGAACGTTTCGTTCATCATTTATTCAAAAGTACCTTTTTGGTAGTTTTGACGATCTAAGTTAAACTTAGACTGTTTTATAATTCGAGCATTCATTTCTTGCAGGGGTATCCAAAATGGACATCCCTTATTTAATTCCCAAATCTGAAATAATCTTCAGAATTAACTTGTTGTCTTTAGGACGGGAACGATAACCACTTAATACTTGAGATAACTCTTGTCTAGTAATTCCATACGAAACTGCTAATTCAGCAATGCTAATGCCGTTATCTTTCAAGAATTGCTTGATTTTATTGCGCCCTGGTTCCATTTCAGGCATACTGCTCACCTCTTTGTTGTTTATTTGTAAACAAAAATGTAAATAAGCAAGTAATAAAAATAGAGCAATTTACTATTGACTTATTATTCCTTAGTTGTAATATAAGGGTATAGTAAATAAAGCAAATACCGCCAAGTAATGATGCTTTTTTATATTACTATTTTTATTAAAGGATAATAAAGGCTCAAAAATATACTTATTTTTTGTTTCTATTTTAGCTTACAGACTTATATTAATTTACAAGAGGCAAAAAGTCAATAATTTTTGTGAAATATTTTATCCTTTTTTATCCTATAACTAAAAAAGGAGTAATTAAATATTATGGATGAATTTGAAAATATAAGGAGATGGTGTCGTGAACACGGCATTAGTATCCAAGAATTAGCTGAAAAAGCTAATGTTAGTGCCTCAACAATTTATGGATGGAAGTATAAAAAGCCGTCTATTAAAAATCTTAATAAGGTTTCTAAAGCGATGCATGTAACAACTGGCTATGTTATTGATAACAAGGTTCATGAAAAACGGGAATTAAATGATACCAGCGCTATCTTTACATTTAATGGTGAAAAAATACCCGAGGAGGACATGAAGTATGTTAGAGAACTGCTCAAACGATTTAGCGGTAAAAAACACGATTAATTATTTAGCTAATTATGCAATGGACCATGATATAGGAGTTTGTCTTACTAGTGATTTATCCCCTTTTATCCCTAGTTCTTCAAGTGTTGCTCTTAGAAGTGTCGTTATAAACTTAAATGCAGATAATGTTCCCTTACAGTTTGCACATGAATTAGGGCATGTTCTTAATGAAGATGATGGTGTTCTTTATTTCACCACCTTTACTAATGGAAGTAGTGCTGAATCAAATGCTACAAAAACAGGGATAAAATTATTACTTGATTATTATTTTAGAGAAGTACCTATAGAAGAAATTAATTTGAGCAATTTTATGAGCTTTTACAAAATACCATTATTATTTACCGATTATGTATACTCTTTAAAATTGCAATAAAAAAAGACACTCCATGAGGAATGCCTTTCTCTACATTATTGGTCGCAGTCTTATGAAAGAAATATCTATTATTATAAACTAAACAAAGATAAAACGGTAGTCAAATATAAAATAAAAAAAGACCGCCAAAATGGCGGTCTTTTTGTCCCTTCTATAACTTTTTAGGGTATTCAGTATATAAAATAAAGGACGTGATTATTATGGCACAAATTATTAAAAAAGACAATGGTTGGACTATAAGATATTCACATCGTGTTGGAAAATCTTTAAGTCAGAAATACAAATCAGGTTTTAAAACTAAAGCTGAAGCACAAGCATATATTGCTAAGCTTGAACAGATGAAACAAGCAGGACTAAAGTTTGACGTAAATCCTAGCTTAGTTGAATACTATCAAAACTGGGTAGATACTTACAAAAAAGCCAAAGTTACACTATCTACTTATCAGGATTATCAGCTAAATGGTAAGCGCCTTGAAAACTACTTTGGCAAAACTAAAATGAAAAACATAACTCGATCAGCCTATCAAGAATTTATTAATGATTTTGGAAATAATCATGCTAAAAATACTGTACACAAGTTAAATAATTGTGTTAAGTCTTGCGTGCAGTCAGCACTTTATGACGGAATTATTACCAAAGACTTCACACACAACATTAATATATCTTTTAATGCTGATAAAGCCTTGAAAGTTGAATATCTAAGCATAGCTCAAATTAAAGCATTGATAAACTACGAAACTAAAACACGAAAGCCACTTAGACCAAACAATTACTTAATAATTGCTGCACTCTATTCTGGAGCACGATTGAGTGAGCTTACTGGATTAACCTGGAATGATATTGACGTGTATGGTAATACTTTTAGTATTTCTAAAACCTGGAACTATAGAACCAAGCAATTTGGACCAACAAAAAATGAGAGTAGTGTTCGCAAGATATCAGTACCAAAAAAGCTAATTGATTTACTACTGGAACTAAAAGTTAACCGCTCAGACTTTGTTTTCTGGTCTGCAACTCACCAAGGATTGCCCAACTCGCACACAGCTAATAAGGCGCTAAAACGTGCGCTTGATTCTCTTAATATTGCTAAGCGTGATTTTCACTTTCACTCGCTAAGACACTGCCATGTTGCCTTTCTTTTATCTCAAGGCATCCCCATTGATGGTATAGCAAAACGGTTAGGACATGCTAATGTGATCACAACTATGAAAATTTATGCATACTTAATTGATGAATATCGTAACAATTTAAGTAATCAAATTGTAGATAACTTAAATGCGTTGTAA